TGTATAGGCTTTCATAACCACCAACTAAATCAATAATTCCTTTAGCTGAACCCTTTGCAACAGACTCAAGAGTATTTTTTGCAATATCCGTAAACGAAGTAGGAGAAGTATCTAATACTGACTTTTCAGCATAGCCAATATATTCGTTATTTGCTAACTTGCGTTTAAGCTCATCAATAGATAAATCAGAAATATTAGACATTATTTGGGTTTACCTTCTTTTAGTTTTTTTTCTAATGCCGCTTCTAGTTGTTCACGAGTAAATTGTGGTTTAGGAGCTTCCCTCATTGGAGCAAGGCTTTCTCTAGGAATTTTATAATCAAAACCTTTAAGACTATTTTTCTCACGACCATAGTTTTCAAGTCTTGTTGCTTCGTTGACAACAAGTGTGTTTTTATCTATCATGTAACTAATAAGTTGTCTACGGGCTTCCGGACTTGTCTCAAGCTGTGGAATAAGCGCTTCAATAAATCTACGGTCTTCGTTAGAAAAGCCAGCACCGAGTTTACCGCCCAATGTTTGAAATATAACATCTTTGGCAACTTTATCATATTGTTGTGAAGTTGAAATTCTTGTAACATCGGCTTTAGAAGCAAGCCCAAGAGTAGCTAATAAATTAGCTGCGCCTACACGACCAGTAGCCAAAGTACCAGTAATAAGTTCTTGATTGCTTAGCGACCTGAGTTGCTCTAATGATTTAATAGTTTCAAGAGATGTTGCCCTTGTTTTCATTGTTTCTGTTACAGTATCGGCATCATTTTTGCCTAATTTTTTAACAAATTCTGTTTCACCTGCTGGTAAATTTGTAATGTTAGTAGTCTTCTGACTAAATCGACTATAAGGCTCACCTACTAGACTAATAATGTTTCCATCTTTATCAAGTACAGCTTTTTGTACCAATTCAGGATTACCCTTAACGCCAACTTCTTTAATCTCACGCCCATATAACCTAGTTTCTTCGTCTAATTTACCTGTTTCACTTGTTAATTTTCCTTGTTGCAGTCTCTTTGTTATAATTTCATCAGAGCGTCTAGCTGCCTGTTGAGCAACATCAGGAGCAAACGGAGATACTGCTTGAGCAAACTGACGTAATCCATCAGGACTAGCCATGTCAAACTGTGAAGCAAGTTCTCTTACTTTTGTAGCTTTATTAAGTTGCTCATCCCCACCAAGGAGCTGATTAACTCCTCGACCAATACCAGCACTACCTTGATAGATTGCCATGTTAGCACGCTGTAGCGGGTCTAGTTGTGCAAATCTAAATGCTTGATTAGAGTCTAGGACTTGTCGTTGCTGTTGCAACGCAGCAGGATCAATACCAAATAAACTATTTACGATGTCAGCCATCTTAATCTCTCCACGTTAAACTACCGTCGCTACCGCCAGCGCCACCAAACCCGCCTCCGCCACCACCGCCGAATAAATTACTAAATCCACCAAACCCACCGCCACTAACTGTGCTTCCTAAACCACTCAAAGCTGAGCCGAACGGACTATATCCTTGGTAGTTGCCATATGCCGCAGCAGCGCCAGCTTGTGGTTGTAAATACAGATTTCCTGCGGACGCTCCTGCGCCAGCTTGTAAACGAGCTAATTCTTGACTCATTGCAAATGGTCTTTCGCCCATCCCTTCAACAGTACGGGCAAGTCCTAGTTGTGTCTCAATTGGCAAGAATGAACCGCTAAACAATGACGGAATACCAGCAGCAAGTTTACCGCCAGCGCCATATAAATCGGCACCAAAACCAATACGTTTCATAGCTTCTGTGTCTGCTTCTGCAGCTAAGGCTCTATCTTGTTGGAAGATAGAATTATAATATGCCTGTAGTGCAGGATTAGATGGCGCTCCACCAGTACCGGTATTAACACCTAAACCACCACGACCTGTAGCATAGTTACGAGCATTGATTCTACCAAACTCAGCAGCACGACTAGGCTGTAATAATCCTTGTCTATCTGATATATACTTAGCTGCAACATCTTGTGGGTTTGCACCTAAATAGCTCCCACCTAAGTTAAATAACGATGCTGCGCCGCCGTAAATAGGCTCTGTTAGGTTCTGTACACGAGTAGGATCGTATCCTGTTGCCCCTGCTGTAAATCGATTACGAAGAGACTCAAGTTCTGGATTTAATGTGTACCCCGCTTCTTCAACTTGTCCAAGATCGTTTACTCTAAAGTTAGAACTTCCAAAGCCAGTTCTTAGTCCAACAGGACGGAACTGTGCCATATTAGACGAACGTATTCCTGCGGCTCGAAGAGACTCTGCTGTTGTTTTAGCAGCATCAGCCCCTTTGCTTCCGCTAATCAGACCTCCTACGGTACTTAATACCGGACCTGCAAATGACGCTATGCTGCTACCCATTATTTGCTCCTACTATAGATGTCATACATTTGTTTATCATTACCTAAAAAAGGTTGTTCATATTTAAAACCAATTGCTTTGCCAAATTTACTTAGTTTCTTATCTCTTTGATTTACCATTGCCACTAAAGGACTGTTTGTTAAATACTGTAATATGTTTAAGTCTTCTAAATACTTTGCTTTTATCTTTGCTGTCCACTTATGCACATCTGTGTGAAACCACAACATTCCTTCAAAAAACTCTAAGTACATTATGTAGTCGTCTCTAAGGACCACAGGTACTTTCATGTTAGGTCTTCATGATGTACGCTAATGCGTAGTAAGGAGGTAAGTTCTGATCAGTACCGCTTGATCCTGCAGTTGCGTTTGTAGTTGCAACAGAAATTGATGTTACAGCACTTTGAGTTGAAAACCCATAAACAGAGGCACTAGCTCCTAAAGGCTCTTGGCTTCCGCCCCCGGGACATAAAGCACCGTTACCGCCTTGTACGTGGGTGTGACCCGGATCAGTTACGACAGAAGTTGCTGTATGAGTATGGCTTACAACAGCAGCATCTTTAGTACCACCAGTCTGTGTATTGCTTCCAGTTACTGTAGAGTATGCAACACTAGCAGTATCACTATGAGCGCCAATAATAAATCTGTTACGAAGGTCAGGTGTGCTGTTAGAACCGTTACACAATACCCATCCTGAAGGGATACTAGCGATTGATCCTGACCACATTGAAATCAACCCGCTAGGAATTGCATTTGCAAGAACAAACGCAGTAGTAGCTAGTTGTGTTGTGTTTGTGCCAGCAGTTGCAGTAGGCGCTGTAGGAACTCCAGTTAAAGCAGGACTATTTAAATCTGCCTTAGATGAAATAGCTGAAGCAACAGCAGTTAACTCAGTATCAATCTCTGTGCCTTTAACAATCTTTCCAGAGTTACCTGTAGGTAATCCATCTTTAGCTGTAAAGTTAGTTGCTTTTGTATAATTTGCCATAGTATGTCCTTAGACTAAAGTCTTTCCTTGCTTGATTGCTACGTCTATTTTCTGAATTGAAACTGGATTACCATTAATATCGGCTTCCAGCCCTAATTGCATCACAGTTCCTTGACCACCAGCATTGATGTTAAAACGATCTAAAACAATACCTGAACTATATTCAGCAATGTTGTATTCTGTTGATCCGGGGATAGTATCTACAGTAGAGTTATTATATTCATACACTGTAGCAGCATCTAAACTATAAGTAGTAGCTTGATAGCTTTCGCTATAATCAAATCCCCATTTAACAGCTACTGCTTGATTTGTACCGCCAATCAATACCCAACCAATCTTCTTTAATATTTTAAGATTTGTAGAAGCATCAAAGTCAAAGTAGTTGGTATAATAAGCAATACGATAACTAGAAGTATTATCAGCATAGCCGTAGTATTTAGCAATATATCCCGGCTTACCGATGTATAAATCTCTTGCTTGAGTAACAAAGAATGCTTTAGGCTCTATGCTATCCCAGACTGTGACTCTCATAGAACCATCTTGCAATGAAGCACGAGTATCAAAGCAGTATACAAACTTAGTTGTAGGAAGAGTTAATAGATAGATAGCGTCACGCTCGTAATAGATACTTTTAATCTTAGTTAAGTCTGTTTCAGAGGCTACAGCGGAGATTAACTCATCACGAACATTTTTAGAAATATCACGCATTGGCATGGACTTCTCTTGGACTACTCGCTGTAAACTACGAACTCCTGAGTCAGATAAAAACAATACATCTGTTGCAATGTTCTGTACCGAATCTCTAGCAATACAGCCTACGTTATAGATAACCTCAACAAGAGTTAACGCTCCTGTGTCTAACGGATTAGCATAGATTGCAATGTTCTTACGACCAAAGAATATAATAAAACCATTGTGTGCTGCAGCAGCGACTACAGGATCACCATTAGGTAATACTTCTTGTAGATTTAAATAGCCAGCAGAGCCATTTAAGAAATCTGTACCAGCTAATAAATCGCTGAAGTATACTGTCTGTGTATCTCCTGATATACCGCCACACCAGATTCTGCCATAAGCAGAAATCACCCAACTAGGCATAAAGGTAGCTGTGCTATGATTAGAAGGCAACGCAGCATCATCTCCAACTCTTTGAAATCCAAATGTACCGCTATCGTGCGAACTAAAAGGATTACCAGAAATAGGTAACTCATGATACACCAACATAGGATGTGCGGCTTGTGCTAAATAGACATGAGGCTGAAAGTCAGTGACATCTCCATAAGACATCGCAGCACCCTGCCAATTGTTTGCAGTGATGGTATAAGTAGCGTTACCGCTGTTAGTAGTGTTACGCACTGTCTTCGTAGTCATCGTAGTAGTTCCTACAAATAACTGATTATTACCAGCACTTATCACTTGATTACTACCGCCATCAACTAATTCAAAAATAAACTCTACTGCGTTAGCTGCTCCTAAGTCAGTATTAACTGCAGAGTTTACTGTAGTCCATCCTCGTCTTGCACCGATACGCCCGTACTTATCGATTACACAGTTCTGAGCTTTTAGTGCATAGCCAGAAGACAGGGTAATACTGCTTTCCTGTAAATTAAGTCCGTAAAACCCCGGTGCTGCTATAGACGATGTTAGTAACTTTCCAGCCATTATACCCAGTTCCACTGAGATTCTTCAACATAGCGATTGGATTCTAATGAAATAGCATCCCCTAAACTTTGGCGATACAATACATAAGTCTCACTAGACTGTACTCCGCCGTCTTCTCCACGCTCTGCTTGCGCCCTAGCTAATGCACCTAAGATAACTGGCTCATCAGGAACTAGGAGTGTATCAGCGTTAACTGCTAAGGGTACTTGTGGCTTGATAATGTTAAAGCGAATATCATATGCCCCGTTAGGAATTGGAAACAGATCAACCTGAGTATCTCCGTTAGCGTTCGTACCATTAAAGTTATAATACTGTGGAGAACCTTTTTGTGCTGTTGTTAACAAGAACTGCTGATCCATCCAAAGTGTGGAAGCATTCTCAACGAATAAGTTATCGGTATCGTTAAGAACATCAATAACCCTAAAGCGTTGTCCAGAACCTGTTAATACATAGTTAAATACGTCGGCTGTTGTTGTAGCGGACAATGTCTCTGATAAAGCATTCCAGTTATAGGAATCCTCAACCTGACGCTTAGAATCATTAACATAACGAGCAATGAGCTTAACATAAGCGTTATCCGACACCGAAGAAGCCTCTGGCTCTCGCAGACGAATAAGTACGTCATTCACCAGTTGAATATAGTTCATTGAAGCCATTTGCTATCCTATCATAGTTTGATGGTTTTGTCAAGTAAAATCTTAACAATCCCACTTCTTTAATGCTAAGGCTTTACGAGTAGGTCTGCCTTTCTCGTCCTTCATCGGACCTTTAACGCCTTCCATCCTTGCACAGAAGCTCTTACGTCTTCCAGCCGCTTTAGGGGACTTTGCAGCCTGTTTAGCGGAAACTGGAGGCTTGAGGTCAGCCCCTTCAGTTCGCTTGAAATAAGCCCTTCCTTTGGCGTTTAAACCACCTTTAGGGTCTTGATATACCTTCTTTACCATTATTTCTTCTTCTTAGCTGTTTTAGCAGATTCTTTGAAGTCCTGCGCCGAAGGTGCGCCTTTGCTGCCTACCTTACGCATCTTCTCGCCGGAACCCGCCTTGATACGACGGCGTTTAGCGGCGATATTGGCATACAAACCCGGTTTAGTAGCCACGGATCATTCCCATCTTTTTAGCTGGTTTAGCTTTAGGAGTAGTCATCTTTGCTCCTGTTTTCTGAGCATATGACTTAGCTTGTTTCTTACCCTTAGTTGTATAGGGGAACTTCTTGTCTTTGACCATTGGCATATTATTTCCTTTTGTTTAGTTGTTATGCAAAGTTTTGTACGGTACTGCGTTGTTCTAATTCTAGTGTTACAATACAGCTTGCATTCGTTGCACCAGTTTCAATTAATACACGAATCTCATCATGCTCGTCTAGGACTACATAAGCCTGTCCATCAATGCGTAAGAAGTTCTTACCTGTTAAAGAATAATCATATACTACAGCAACCTCTACATTCTCAGAAGAATCATACCAGAATGCTCTGAAGTTCTTAGCAGAAGATGTACCGTTATAAGCGTACAATAAAGTCCACTTAGCAATGTTCCTAGTTGGAACAGTAAACATTGTTGTTAATGTATTAGCAGTAAGATTCTTGCCTACGGAATGTGGTCTACTCATTTAAGTACCAAGGTTAACAAGGTTATAATAATAAATCCAGCAGTGCCTAAGAGAATCTGTTCTAGTCTCTTTAGTCTAGCATTAATCTGTTCGTATCGAATCTTACAGACTTCTTCGTGGCTTAGTAGTTTGAGTTCGGATTCAGTCATGATTATCTATAATTATGGTTTAGGATATTTAGCTTTAATTGCTAGGCAATCTGCAATGTATTTATTAATCTGTGTTTGGTCACCTTTTACTACACCATCAAGATAGTCTGTTATTGGTGGGTATTCTGCGGCTCTTTTAATAGTATAAAAATTACTAGTAGTTTGAGCATTTTCTTGTGCGTTTATAAATTCTGCTTTACTAGCATCAGATATTTCAACCAGCTCACCATTAACCATTTCGTACATAATTTCATTTGACATGATTATTCCTTATAAATTAAGAGGCTTTTAATCCGTAAAGACTAATGCGTCCTTTATTAATATTACCAGAAGCGTAGAAAAGCCGAATTCTAGTAACAGCAGCTCTATTACTATAATCAGTAGAATCTAAATTACCGCCAGCTCTGGAAGTATAAGGTGCATAACCCCACCAGCTAGTATCTGAAAAGAAACCAGGCAATGCACTAGAGTTGGATACCTGAGTAACCCAAGCAATACCAGCACATCCACCATTAGTAGAACTACGTACGTTTGCATCTGTTAACTTAAATGAGGCAACAGATCCAGTATTTTCATTTGTAGAACCATTAGTTAATATGTTGGAATAGTAAGCATCAGCAATCCAACCAACGGTATCGTTTCCGATCTGCATACGAAGATTGTTTACATCGCTACCAGGCTCTATACCTTGATATTGAACCATAAAAGCAATATAAGTAGAAGAACTTAATCCAGTAAAACTTACGTTAGCAACAGCACTTGTTATTAAAGTAGTCCCAAGAAACACCAAAGGACTACCAGAGGCAGCAGCAGAAGTCCAAGTAGTGCCGTTGGATGTTAATACATTACCATTTGTACTAGGAGCTACAAACGATGGTGCTGATGTTCCATTACCGAGGATGACGTTGTTAGCGGTAAGAGTAGTAGCACCTGTGCCTCCGTTGGCAACCGGCAAGGCTGTTCCTGAATAACTTAAAGCTAATGTACCGCTTGATGTAATGGGACTACCTGCAACACTTAAAAAGCTAGGCACAGTAGCAGCCACGCTAGTTACACCCGACGCAGGTAGTGCAGAAGAAGTCCAGCTTGTTCCGTTACCAATAATAGCGTAGTTGTTTGTAGGAGTTAGTCCTGCAATGGTAGCTAAGTCAGCATCATATGCTTGTACGTTAGTACCAATAGCTAGTCCTAGATTAGTTCTAGCTGTAGCAGCGTTGGTTACATCAGATAGGTTGTTTGCTTTAGCTACATATAATGCAGGATTAAAAGTAGCGGCAGCTGCTGCGGCAGTTTCTGCATTAGTCTCTGCAGTTTCAGCGTTAGTTTGTGCAGTTTCTGCAGCAACCTTTGCAGCAATAGCAGCTTCTTTAGCCTGTAGTGCTAATAGGACTTCACTAGTAGCGTCTCCTACAGCATCGCCTGAACCACCCGGTCCTCTATAGATTGGCAAGGTCTATCTCCTTATTTGTTTAAATACACTCAGCGAATGCGCTTAAACAAAACTCCCCAGCCGAAACTGGAGAGTCTTAGGAACTACTATTAGCCGTTTACAGCTAAGATAAAGCCAGTCTCAGGACGTACTGTCTTAACACCGTAAAGGGTGTCAGCAGTGTACAGAGTAGATAAATACTCTTGTTTGTACTGAGTTTGGCTACGTACAGACATTTGCTCAGCAAGAACCATCGTATCACGATGAGCCAAGATAGCTGCTTTGATGTCGCCACCAGCGGTTGCAGTGTTCTCAGCATCGGTTTCGATAATTGGAACATTGCTGGTTACATAGATGTCGATACCATACAACTGACCGATCTGACCGTTGTTTACACCACGACCATCAACGAAATCAGAGCTGTTGTAACGATCAATACCCATGATAGCTGC